GTCCCAGCTGTCCACGTAATCCGGGTCGCCGTTCAGGATCCGTCCAATTTTGTGGCAGATCATGTCCAACGCCTCCTCTTGATCGCACTTCAGCCTGCGATCCCTGTCAGCACAGAAGCTACGGATCGCGCTCTTCAGCTGCATCGTTACCTCTGCGTGGCCAAAGAACTCCCCGTACCGCTTGCCGCGTTCAGTCAACAACTCTGTGATGCTGTTCATACAGCGTCCTTTGGTGGTTGATTAAGGAAACGTGCTGCCTGCTGCCTGTCCTGCCTGCCACGTTCAGTGACCGTGAAGCCACCTGCTGCAGTACGCACCAGGCCAGCGTGTTGCAGGATGCCCAGCTGTTCATTGACAGCATCGACAAACCAGGTCTGATCCCTTGTCAGGAACCTGCTCCTGCACTTGTCCATCAGCGCAGTGCGGTCAAGCGAAGTTGGAAATGCGTGGTACATGGCAGTCAGCAGCTCGCTGCGCAGCACTGCCATCGCGTGCGTGTCACTCATTTGGGCTTGCTCTCCATCTGTCTGGCACCCCAGCGTGCAGCACGGGTTGCTACGTCGTTGACCCAGTAGACAAGCTCTGGGTCGCTTGATGCCTGGGCATCCCGCCACCATTCCTTCACCAGTTCAAGTGGTGGTGTGACTGCATGTGGATCAGTCATCTGCCTTGTCCTGGTACGTGGCCAACACATGGCGTGCAAAGGCCGCGGCGATGGTTGCGTTCTGTGCGTTGGGCATCACGCAGTAGCTGTCCTGCCACCAATCCCGATAGAGCTGGATCAGTTGCGTGTCAGTGGGTTCGGTTTTCATAAGGCTTTTGAAGTTGCGGGATGTTGGGGCCGAGTTGATTGGCTAGTGCACCGAGGGACCAGACGACGATGGCCCATGTGCACAGATCAGAAATGCTCTTGCTCATCCAGGTCCTCAAACACGGTGCGTGCGCGGCCACACAACTCCCGGTCCTCCTCTGGTGTCCACCGCTTGGCTAGCTGCCGGATGTCGGCGGCCAGACAGCAATGGCCGTCAGCAAACAGACGAAGAGATGCCTCAACAAGAAGGCGGTGCGGTTGCTGCAAGGTGCGTGGCGGACCGGGCAGAGCATGCCGCTTTACCTGCCCATGGGCCGCTGCTGTTCATGGTTTGTTGCAATCCCGTTCCGACAGCTCCGCGGCCAGACGTTGGTAGGTCCGTTGGCACTGGCGTATGTCGGCACGGATGGCCCCGATCTGCCCGTTGAGCTGCAGCAGCTGACGGCTGGCGCCGTCCCTGCCGAGCTGCCGGGTCAGTCGATCATGGGCCTCTTGTAGCTGGTGCAGGCGCACAGATAGCTGCGCCAGGTCTGATAGGTCTGCCATGGGTGTTGTGGTGGGTGGTGGGCCCCATTGCTGGGGCCCGTGGTGGTGGGTCAGGGCTCGGCGTAATAGGTGGCCACTTCTGCCCCGGTGGTGTCCGTGATTGTTGCGTGGGGGTAAAAGAACCACCTGGAGCCAATGTTGGCTAAGCGGTCCTCGGCCTCCTCAAGAGTTGAAAACTCTCCCTCCCTGACGTACTCGGGTGAGTCGTTGGGTTCTTCGTCTGTGAAGAACCAAAGCGTGTAAGCCATAGCGGTGTGCGTTGTGGTGGGTGGTGCTGGTGAACCCAGCAGAGAGGCCCACAGGGGCCTCAGTGATGGGATCAGGGGCCTGGGTATTCCGTCACAGTGCGACGGTCCGGCAGGGTGTACCTGGGAGCGGCCAGGTCCTGGAGGATGACCGCCCAGGCCACCGCAGAAGCGACCAGGGCGAACGTTGCGGGTAGGTAGCGCATGGGTCAGCCTCCGAAGTACCAGAGGCCGGCGAACCAGTCGAGAGCGTCCCAGGCATCCTGTCCGCCCTTTGGTTTGTAGTCGGTCCAGTTGCGACCCCAGTCCGCAATTTGCAGGCGGGGATCAGACCCCTCGTTGTCGTCGATGTCCAGCAGAACCTGCAGAGCAGGCCCGCCAGTGGTGATCAACAGTCGGCCCTGGGTGGGCTCCAGGTTGTCGCCTACCGAGTGCCAGTCACTGCGTACCTCAAGGCTCAGAGCAAGGGTCCTGGCCTCCTCCTCCAGGGCCTCGCAGTCCTCGTCAGAGTCCAGCAGGGCTTCATGGAAGGCCTTGTGTAGGCGCACCAAGGTATCGACGAAGCCTTCGGCGTTGTCGATGGCGTGTTGCCACGCCTTGGTGTGCTCCTGTGTGGTGATCATTTGTCTAGGTGCGTGTGGTGGGCAGCGGTCAGCACATGGCCGCCCGCTGTTCCCCCATCCTAGCCACTACCGCTAGGGGCGCACCGTTTCGGACCTGCGTTGCCCCGGTGCTCCCTGGTGTTGCCTTGGTGTTTCCTTGGTGTGGGGCGGCAAACAAGAAACACGCAGGCCCGCAGCTGCTGCCCTACTGCAGTCTGCGGACCCCCCCTGCCTGTACTTGGGATATGTAGTCCCCTGGGACCCCAGTCATGCCAATGGGTTAGGGCCTTTTGTTGCGGTTGCTGTTGCAATGCACCCCCCCCACCCCTTGCCACAAACTGCCAGGAGGACCCCTACGGGGGGTGATAGCGGCCAGGGGTGTACGCGTAAGCCCCTCACATTTTCGGAGCAAAAAAGCGAACCTGGACGACCAGAGGTTGAAGAGGGTTTAACTAAGTACAACTTAGGTTATATAGGGTACTTAGGTGTACCTAAGTGAACTATGTATTGGATATTAGGGAGTACTAAGGACCTAATATTTAGTACTCCTTGTATCTATAGTTCAGAGGGGTTAGAGCCCTACGGGAGTAGATCCAGCCGGTGCAGCAGAGCTGCACCTATAACCATGGTGAACCATAGTTAACTATGGTTACCCCTTCCCCCCCTTACCCCCCCTTCCCCTATTTCCCCCTATTCATTATTGCGCAGTACATGTGTTCTGGTCCCCAGTTGGCAGGTAAGGGGGTGATGGGGCTAGGGTGATGGGGTGCCTGTGGTGGGCACTGCTGAACAGGGAGGAGGGTGGTCGCTCTCCTCTCCACAAACCCAAAGGAGACAGCAGGAGGCCCCTATGGCCCGCAATGACATCAACGAGCAGCTAGCTGACCTGCATGCCGGTTTGGCAATGCACCTGAAGGAGAAGCTGGATGAGGGCACCATCACGGGTAGTGAGCTGAATGTCCTGCGGCAGTTCCTGAAGGACAACCAGATCAGTGCTCAGCCAGTAGAGGGCACGCCATTTGGTGACCTGGTGTCATCCCTGCCGGATCTGGACAAGGTGGTGCACATGGCACCACGTCGTAAATCGGCCTGATGGCCACCAAGACCAACTGGCAACCACTCCCGGAACCGTTCAGCAGCGACTTTCGGTATTTCCTGGTGGTGGTGTGGCGACATCTGCAGCTACCAGATCCCACACCCATCCAGTTGGACATTGCTGGGTACATGCAAGAGGGCCCCAGTCGTCGGGTGATCCAGGCCTTCCGGGGTGTGGGTAAGTCATGGATGGCCGCGGCCTATGCCCTATGGCTACTGCGCAACGACCCACAGAAAAAAATCATGGTGGTGTCGGCCTCTAAAACACGGGCTGATGACTTTGCCATGTTCTGCATCCGCCTGATCCGGGAGATGCCCCTGTTGCAATGCCTGGAACCAGACCGTGATGAACAACGGGCAGCTAGTAACCGGTTTGATGTACGGCCTGCTTTTCCTGATCAGTCACCGTCGTTGAAGTCAGTTGGCATCTTTGGTCAGCTCACCGGTAGTCGTGCTGACCTGATCCTTCCTGATGACGTAGAGACCCCTAACACCAGCTGGACTGTTGGCATGCGGGAAAAGCTGCTGGCTGCTGTTGGTGAGTTCCAGGCCATCCTTAAGCCCGGTGGGGACGTCATGTTCCTGGGCACACCCCAGACCGAGGAGAGCCTGTACAACAAGCTGCAGCTACGGGGGTTCACTGCTCGTACATGGCCAGCTCGTTACCCCGAAAAGCCAGAGAAGTACGGCGAAGTCCTGGCACCAGTGATCCTGGAAGCTGATAAGGCCCTGGTCGGTAAGCCAACAGACCCGCGGCGGTTCTCTGAGATGGACCTCCTGGAACGGGAGACCAGCTACGGACGATCAGCCTTTGCCCTGCAGTTCCAACTAGACACCACCCTGTCGGACCTGATGCGCTTTCCGTTGCGCCTCAGTGACCTGATCGTGTTGGAGGTGTCAGACCATGCCCCAGAAAAGCTGGTGTGGTCCGGTGGGGCTGAGTACCGCATCACTGACCTGCCAGCCGTTGGCTTCAGCGGTGACTTCTACCACCGTCCTGCCTTCATCCATGGCGATTGGTTGCCCTTCCAGGGCTGCGTCATGTTCATTGACCCCTCAGGTCGCGGTCAGGACGAAACCGCATACGCCATCGTCGCTCACCTCAACGGCAGC